TATCATGACCCGAACCCGAATCCCCGACCCGAAATCATAGATCCCCGACCCGAAAACCACATCATCTAGTATCTTGACCAGGCCGGCCTACTACATGTAGTAGGCACCTCTATATCTTGATTTTTTTCCCGAAATAGCGAATCTATATCTTGTGTTCGAGAGCATCAAAAATCTCGTTCCACGATCCTTGAACCATGCATCCCGAATCAAGGCCCGAAGTGTTTAATTCCCGAACCTTGGACCCTTCAAACAAAAATAGGATTGAGGAAGAGAGGTGCTTGACCAAGAAAAAATTTTTACCTCCTTTCAATGAATGTGAGGTATGCCAAGCAATTTGATGTGGAGACACATTTATTTTGTTTCCATTGGTTACCTTCAGCTCAACCCAAAAACAACCTCGATCGCCAACAATATAAGTATCAGGAATACCTCCACCGCTGCGGTTTTCTATACGAGTATAAAAGTAACCTTTATCCTTCAGCCTTTGACGGAATAAATTCCAAAGATTCGTTTCCGGTTTCGGCATCTTCAACGTCCTCTTTTATAGTAAAAGCTTGAGGATAATTCTGCTGCAGCGCAGATAATCGAGCAACTATTTCATCACGGCTCATTTGATCAATTACATGAGTTACTTCTGAAGATCTCCGGTCTGTAGATAATCCACCCAAAGCAGAACGAATTTTTTCAGCATTTATACTAGCAGAAAATTGTTTGTTTTCTTGTGCGTCTCTCGAAAGTTCATGTAGTCTTTCAAGTTGGCCCATCAAAGTAACTCCGTAACGTCTTTCTTTTTCATCCCTTAACTCAGCAATATAATCCACGACATGCGGATAATCTTTTCCGTTTAACAGAATAGATGCTTGCTTTTTAGCGACCTTTGGAGAGTATCCAGATTTCCTAGCACATTCGGTATTTGAATAAATGCCCTCAACAATATGTTTAGCAAAAGTCTTTTGACGATCTGTAATCTGTCTTTCGTAGGTATCTTCAATCTTTTTAGTTTTTGTTTTCGATAATCTAGCCATAACCAAAAATATTATCAGAATAAATTTTTTTCAAGCTTTTTCCCTATATAGGGGATTTTGACCCACCAAGTGTAATTTTGTAATCAAAGTGTAATCAACTGGGCTGATTAGAAACTATTGATATTATTGAACATTATTGAAAGTGATTACGGTGATTACGGTGATTACCCACAATCTCAAATTGTTTAACAAATAAAAACATGGTGGGTCAAATATCTGTATATAGGTAAAATAAAAGTGCTTGTTTTTTACTTGTTTTGGTATTATACTCTTTTTACTAGTTAATAAAGGAGACTAAAATGAAATTCACTCTTACTTTACAGGATAAAATGTTAGGTAACCTATGGGATAAAGTACTTATTCCTAATCATACCATTATGGAAAATTGGATTGATTCCTATGGCGAAGGGACCATTAAATTTATCGAAACAATTAAAAAAGGGAAATCTGAGGTGCATGTCTTTTGTTGTTCAAGACTCAAGAAGATTTTAAGGGTGACACTATAATGGGTTACACTAATTATTGGCATCAATATCGTGATTTCACAGACAGCGAGTGGGATGAAATTACTCTTTTTTATGATGAACATATTCTTACGGATCATAGCAGTTATCCAAGGATCAAGAACCGAACGACAAATAATGACGAGATAGTATTTGATGGGGATGATGGTGGCTCCTGTGAAACCTTTGTACTTAACAAGCGTGTTCCGGAGCCAAGATGGAAGGACGATAATGTCACGTTTAATTGCTGCAAAACTAATGGACTACCTTACGACAAGGTGGTCTGGAAGATGCTGAAGTTCATAAAGTTCGTGGTTCTAGATCCAAGTAAGGCAGACTTTATAATTAAGAACGACAACGGCATGAACATAGTTTCGATAACTGATGTTGTAAATCTTTGGAGGGAAAAATGAGACTCGTAGCAACTATGGAATATGATGACACACATATCGTGGACTGTATCTTGGAAGAATGCAAAGAGATAATAGAAGATTTTACTTACAGAGATGACAATGATGAGAGATCTATGCGTTTTGCTTTGGCACATCTTAATGTAGAGCAAGCCTATTTTGTAGCAAAAGAGTTACACGAATGGATAACTGAGATGAAGAAAAAATCTCTGGAGGAAAAACTAGCTAAGCTATATGAGGACGCTAAGAAGATCGATTCCGATACAGCGTCTGCTATAAGCATGGCCGAAGATACGTTGAGGAGGAGTAAATGATTTTATTTAAAGGCGAACTGCCCTTGGATCATGAGCCAAGCTTAACGTCTTGGATTAACAAGTGGACAAAGGAGATTCAAAAGGAGAATGCCGAACTCGACTTGGGAGTGGGTTGGGACTCTTGTAACGAGACTGCTTGGTTAGAACTTGAGTGGCATTTTGAAGATTATAATCTTGAAATGGTGAGGAAGTGAACAATGATTGATGATTTTTTCAATGAGTTACTTAGTGGCTTTGCTAATCCAAAGAGGGCCTTTAAACGCTATGAAAAGAACAAGTTCAATGAGCACACACGGAGGGAGGTACGGCAGAAGTTACTAGGGGCAGAAAAATTTTATGTAGATGATTCACTTTTAGAGAATGCAGTGAATGCCAGTTTTGCTCCTCCAAAGGCTTTGCTTGGAATGTTACGGCAAGCAAAGCCACCCTTCACTAACATGTGGATTGAGTGGAATAACATTAAAAAAGTGGAGTTAGTTAAGAAGGCTCGTCGTGATTTAGGTTGGCCTGTAGGATCGGACAGCTTGACGGAGAACGAAAAGCAATCGCGCATGTTTGCTGACAAAGTTGGGTATCATATACAATCTACAAAAGATCACTTTATTGTATCGCAAGGTTATGCCCGTGGTAGTAGTCAAATGGATATGTATCAATTAAATCATTACTCTCTTTTCAAAAAAACAGGAGAGGAGGGCAGAGAAAGGGACAGGGTTGTTATTCCCCCTCATTCAATCATGTTGTGTAATGATGATCATTTTCCGGTTACAAAGTATTTACTAAATGACGAAGGTTTCAGTAATGGTCGTAAACCATCAAAGAAGGAGGAGGCTGATTTTATCGAGGTTCAAAATTTTTTTGGAGGGGCCGTCCTTGGCGAGGTATATCAAAAAACTCATGGCAGTAATAAAATTTTTGAAGACATTTGTCGTCATACATATCTTGCAGCACACGACTCCGGAAGTCTTAATTATGGAGTGGATGCCATGCTACAGATTCTTAAAGGAGGAACAGGCCATCAACAAATAATGGCGCAGTCGGTAGGAATAATGGATGGGGATCTTAGATTCATCATAGCTTTGCTGTCTTTATTAAACTATCAACACAATGTTTATGAAAGAGAACTAGTAACACAACTTCCTAAAAGGTATCGGTTCGGTGGGGCCGTTCCAAGGAACGAGGTCCGTGTGCTTGAGATCGATTTACCTAAACCTTTTGGCACTAAAAAATATGAGAGGATGTTTAAGGGTTTTGGTTCTCCAAAACGTCAGCATAAGAGACGTGGGCATTGGCATACATATCATTACAAGAATGGCGAGAAGAGACACAAGTGGATTGAAGAGCAGCTAGTGGGTAATCCGGAGTTAGGTAAGATCGAGCATGACTATGTGCTAAAAAGGAGGAATGGTTAAGAGTGTTTATCCGCATGCATCCTTTATCTAGGGTGTATGGGGATAGTCGCTAGGCTATCGTTTTAACAACTAAAAGGAAGAAAAAATGCCGAATCATGTAACAAATGAAGTTAGAATAGTATGTGAAGACGAGAAGACATACGACGAGTTTAAGGAACTTGTTGTGGGTGAGAAAGAAAATCAGGAGTTTGATTTTCATAAGATCGTCCCACAGCCGGACGAGATAAATCCAGAGTTACCACAAAACAGAGAAGACGTTGGTAACGGGTTAAGTGTCTCCAAAACGGGATGGTACGATTGGAGATTGAGTAACTGGGGCACGAAGTGGAATGCCTATCAAATTGATGTTGATTGGGACGAGAAATACAAAGAGTGTATCGAGATCAACTTTCAAACGGCATGGAGTCCACCGGAACCCATATACTTTAAACTCAAAGAAATTTTCGGGGATCGTATTTCGGTAAACTGGTTTTGCCGTGACGAGTCCGATAACTTCTGTGGGTACGTTCATAATCAACAATACATAGATGGGTAAGGTCATGGATAAGAAAACATCAGACAGATTTTTTAATTTAAGAGTCAAAGAGAAAGAGGATTTAGAAAGCAGGCTAGTACGCTACTACGCTGACTTTTTGATTATAAGTGCTCTGCTCTTATTGTGTGGAATCGGTGGAGTGATCCTTTATGCAATGATTTATGGAGGGTCATGATGGCAAAAGTATTATTACGATCCGAAGATTGGGTCTACCTTTATTCTGAGATTGCATCCGTGATGCAAGAAAAGTTTGCCCTTGATCCGATTTGGGAAGATCAAAAGGACGAGGATGGAATCATCCATTCGGTAAGGACTCCAGAATCTGAGGATACCTTTTGCGAACTCTGTGATGACGTTGAGGAGATTATGTCAAAGGTTTTTGAAAAGGTGGACGCATGAGATACAAAATTAAAAAACCTCGTAAACATGGTCGGCCTATCGGAAAGAAGTGGGACAAGGCCAAATTGTTTTCAATGAGATACTGTCCGGACTCCTTGGGAGGGGATCACCGGAGTATCTGGGCGATAGTGGGACATAAATGGGTATACTGCTCCACTGTTCAATTGTGTAAATCTGGAGGAAACTCTAAGGCCACCCTGTCTCGACAGGCATGGGATAAACTTGTATCATCCAAGGGTAACAGGAATATGCAGCCATTGGCATGAACAAGAAACGTGATTACACGATTGAACGTCCACGGAATCCGTATCACATTCGTAAACGACCGGATGTGATACCGGATAAAAGACAAAAACAAATGAGGAATCGCCATCTGCATAAATTGTGGATGGCGAAGAAACTGAAACAAGAATTAAGGAAACAAGAAGATGATAGTTAAGGCAATTGCCCTAGTGTGTATCGTTCATGCTGTTGGAAAGCATAGCTGCCCAACAATTGTGTTCGAGGAACAATTTTCATCTGTCGAGGAGTGTAATACTTGGCTAATCCGTAAGAGACTTTATAATATGCCATACAACCAAAAGATTGTTTTGGATGATTGCGTCATAACGAAAAGGACGGATGGATGAAATTTAGAAAAATAGATAAAGAACAATGGGACACGATTAATGACGCGATCTCCTCATGTTGGGAAATGTGGGAAGAGGAGGGTATCGAACCCTCCCTTGTCGCGTATATGGGTTTGTTTCGTTTTGGTATGTTGGCAAAAAAATATGTAGATCCAAAAGATTTTGATCTGTTTGTGTCCACGGCTATTGAGGCAGCAATTCGATTTGATGAAAAGAAAGGAAAGGTAAAATATGACGGATAAGAAAGAAGAATCATACGAGGACCGGTTTGCATTGAAGGTCAAACCGGACACAAGAATGCGACAGGTTAGATTTTTTAAAAAAGAAGTTGTAGAAAAGTTAAAGAAAATGAATCTCAAGGGAAAGAAGGTGTCGAAATGAAATCATTCGTTTACGTTTTATATCTGATTACTGTCCCAGATATTTTAGATCTCGACAAAAGGGCAGTTCATAGACTTTCGTTTGAAAACCAGGAGACGTGCCTTGACCTTGCTCACACATTAGGACAAGAGTTAGACCCAATTTCCCGAAAGCAACAATGTCAAACACTAGAAGAATATGATCACAGAATCTCTGTCAGGATTCCATTACCAAAACCTGACTTTATGGATTAAAGATTGTATTTTTAACACAATTCAATTATATATTAAACATAGAAAGCTTATGAAAGGAGTACAACATGGCTAATGTTGGAATAAAGAACAAAGAAAGAGCCGAAGTTCCATTTGTGAACATAGCTGTTCCAGTGGAAGATCGTGAAAAACTAAGAAATATTGCTCATGAAGAAGGTAGGACGATGGCTCGACAAGTGTCCAGAATGATTCGAGAAGAATATGAAAAAAGATTTGGGATGAAAGAAGAGCAATTAGATAGCATCAGAAAGATGGAGGGCAGCTAAGCCTTTTTTGGCTTAATCTGGAGCCACTCTTTGGCCTCCTCGCCCAAGACCTTTGCACTAAGGTCAATCTTATTAACTAAGGAATGCACGATTTTTTCATCAATCGTGCCTTCCGAAATCAAATCAATATACGTTACCGATTTATTTTGCCCGATTCTATGGCACCGATCTTCTGATTGGATTCGAGTATCGAGGTTAAAGTCATTAGCATAGTAGACCACAGTGTGCCCTTCCGTTAACGTAAGGCCCCGACCCGCAGTGGAGGGATTACCAATGAAAAACCGAAGATCAGAGTTTGGATCTTGAAACCGGTCAACAATCTCACTGCGCTGATCATCTTTTGTGTCTCCGAAATACTTTGCTACTTTATGCTCACCGAAATGGTCGGACAAAACTTGAGCTATCTTCATAATGTCATATCGAAAACGTGACCACACAATGATCTTTCCCGAAGTCTCGTAACAAATGTCGAGTAAAGCGTCGATTCGTTTAGTGTCAAAGTTTTCTTGATATCCATCGTCCGTGGTCAAGTATCCTGAAAGTATTTGCTGCAGCCGGAGCATCTGCGTCACCATCTGTGGGGCCGAAACAAGCCGTCCGTCCTCGAACAACACCAATGCTTCCTTTCGAATCTGTTCGTACAATTCAAGTTGTCTTTTAGTTAGGCTGACATAACGGGGCATATATACTTTACTTGGTAGATCCAAACAATCTTTCTTCAAGACCCGAAAACTAAAATCATCGAGCTTTTTGTTTAGTTCGTCTAAATTTTTGAACCCGACAACTTGTCTAAAACTTGTGGAACCCATGTTCCTAGTTTGTAAATTAGCGTATCGAGCTTGAAAGGCATAGAAGTTACTGTAGCCTAGCACACCTTTTTTCAAAAATTCTGTTTGTGAATATACATCCATAGGTGAGTTTGTGACAGGCGACCCTGTAAGTATGCGCGAATATTCAAAATCTTTGGAGAGTTGCACAAGTGCCTTGGTTCGATTCGACTTACTATTCTTAATCGTAGTGCTTTCGTCCACAGCAACTATGCCCCGACTCCCGAATCGCTTAGCTAACCAGGTGCCGACATTGCGTCCTTTGACTGTAGAAAAGATCTCGACATTCATAACAAAGATTGTAATCCCTTCAAAAGCATCCCTTACCGACTTGATCTCCCGCTCTTGTTCTTTGTTTGGATTGCTAACCCAACGAATCACCCGATGACTCACGTCATCAGGGAGGTGCTGCGGGATCTCTCGCTCCACCCAGTTACGATACACTCCCTTGGGAGCAATGATCAAGGCAAAATCTATCTCTCCTCGACCATATAGATGCACAATATTATCTATGAGAACCTTTGATTTACCTGTACCCATCTCCATAAATAGTGCAAAATATTTCTTATCGTGGGAGGCATCCAAAGCATCGATCTGATGTTTAAATGGCTTAGTCTTAAAATAATATTTGACAAGCTGTTTGTTTTCCATGTATAACTTATATGTGTTGAAAACAACAATGTCAATTTAAACCTGAAGAGGAGAAACTTATGAATGACATTTACGACGATATGTTTGATGAAAGTGCAGCACTGGAGTCAATCAACCCTGAGACAACAAAATATCTCAGCGGATTAGTAAAACAGTTACGAGTTACTGAGCAACAAATTGAGGATGCGGAGACGCATCTCAAGAGTCTTAAACAAGACAAAAAGAAACTATCCACACAATTGATTCCCGATCTGATGGATGAAATGGGCGTGGAACGTGTGGACGTTGACGGACTAACTGTTACGAAAAAACAGATAGTGGCAGCATCCATACCCGTTGATAAACGTGAACTAGCCTTTGATTGGTTGCGAGAGAGAGGACTCGACGACATTATTAAGAATGATGTTGTCGTTACTTTTGGCCGTGGTCAAGACAATCTTGCCAAAGACGCTTTTTGGACACTGAAAGATAAAGGCTTAGACCCATCAACAAAAACGCACATACATCCGATGACTTTAAAAGCGTTCTTGAAGGATCGTATGGAAAATGGGCAGGAAGTAGATCTCGATCTATTTGGTGCCTTTTTAAGCAACGTAGTAGAAATTAAGAGGAAATCATGAATAAAGAGATAGTAACAAAAAAAGATCAACTTCCGGCAGACTTGTTGGATGAGATCACAGCATCTGCAGGTGAGGGGACAACCTTTGATAGTTCCGAAATGCAGATACCATTTATCCGGATAATACAGGCATTATCCCCACAAGTTAATAAGAAAGACCCTGCGTTTATTGATGGAGCAGATCAGGGAGATGCTTTCAATACTGTTACAAGTGAGTTTTGGACCGGTGAGGAAGGACTTTTAGTAATTCCTTGCTATCAAGAGACAAAGTTTCTTGAGTTTGTTCCAAGAGAATCTGGGGGAGGATTTATGGGCGAACTAGAGCCTAATAATCCCGATATCCAAAACACCGAGAGAAAAGGTGCAAAGGAGATTTTACCAAACGGAAACGAATTGGTAAAATCTGATCAGCATTATTGTCTCGTTGTTGGGGATAGTGGCATGGTACAGCCTGCTATCGTCGATATGAAATCTTCACAACTAAAGGTTAGCCGACGTTGGAAGACACAGATTGCGATGCAGAAGATACGGCACCCTAAAACGGACGCACTACTAACTCCTGCGGTCTATGCGACTATGTGGCGGTTGAACACTCTTCAAGAGAGTAACGACCAAGGCACATGGTACAATTGGTCTGTAACGAAACATGGCTTGGTGCAAACTAAGGAAATACTTAGTGAGGCAAAGCTCTTCAGAGAGCAAGTCATGAAGGGTGCGGTTAAGGCTGTTGATGAAACGGAACCGCTAGAAAAAGACGAAGTTCCTTTTTAACTGCTAGTTAACAGCCTTTGGTGGGGCACAGTTTCCGACACTGTCTTCCTTTGCTGTGTCCCACCTTATTTGAATCATGTCATTAGTAATTAAATTTATGAACGCTTTTCGTGGCTCTGAAGAGGCACACGGACAAACGACAGTAGGTGCGGTGGGTCGAAATGGAAAGACCGAAGCCAATAGTCGCGTGGTCCGTGAGCCATTGACGGAGGAACTAGTAGAGAACCATCTCGAAGGAAAGCACGGAGTTGGGGCGATCCCGATCACCAAGGAGAACGAGTGTTACTTCGGGGCGATTGACATTGATCAGTACGACCTCGACCACAAAGGACTCATAGCAAAGATAGTAAAATTTAAACTGCCGTTGGTCGTATGTCGATCAAAGTCGGGTGGAGCGCATTTGTTTTGTTTCCTTAAACAACCAACACAAGCAAAGATATTTAGAGAATACTTAACAGAGATTGCCGGTGCGCTTGGTTACGCACGAGCCGAAATATTTCCAAAACAAGATAGTATCTTGTCTGAGAGGGGAGATGTGGGGAACTTTATTAATTTACCCTACTTCAAAGCACAACAAACAATGCGGTATGCCTTTGATGACAAAGGTAAAGCTATGAGCCTTGAAAAGTTTCTTGATGTTGTCGAGAAGAAACGAACTCTTGTCGCTAACCTTGAAAACATAAACTACGGAGAAAGCCGTGAAGTGTTTTCTGACGGGCCACCGTGCTTACAGAACTATGTTTCAGTGGGCAAGGTCGATAATAACAGAAACATCTTTTTATCTCAGTGTGCCCCATATTGTAAGGCAAAGTATTCCGATAATTGGAAGAACTCTCTTGAGGAGATAAACCAAAGGCACTGCGCCCCACCACTTCCTGCAAGTGAGCTAGTGACCTTACAGAATCAGTACCAAAAGAAAGATTACTTTTATCAGTGTAATATTGAACCGAACTCATCCTTCTGTAATAAAGAAGTATGTAAATCCCGAAAGTATGGGATAGGTAACAAGTCTGACCATGCAGCAGAACTCAGTGGACTCACGATAATGCTGTCTGATCCCAAGCTTGTCTTTCTCGATGTGAACGGTGGCAGACTAGAGATAACAATGGATCACTTACAAAACCAACACTTGTTTCAGAAAGCGTGTATGGAGCAGTTGATGTTTATGCCGTCAAAGATAAAGGAAGCAGATTGGGTGACAAAGGTAAACGAGATGTTGAAACATGCAGTTCAACTAGAGGTGCCAAGGGAACTTACAGTGGATGGACAGTTCTATGATCTTCTTGAAACCTTTTGCACAAGCCGTATTCGTGCTCAATCCTCTGAGGAACTGTTCATGGGTAAGCCGTGGACAGAGGATGGCAAGACAATGTTTATGATCAATGGACTTATGGAGTTCCTACGGCAGAGAAACTTTGCGTCTTTTACACGAGCGCAGATACAAGAACGATTGAAGAAACTAAACAATAATCAAGAATGTAACGGACATAAGAACCTTCGTAAACCCGACGGTGGCAGAACAACCTTGCGTGTATGGTGGGTGCCTGCCTTTGAAGGTGTCGAGGAGCAAGTAGAGGTAGCAGAGAATGACATCCCGTTCTGAGTTAATATTAGGTCCTCCAGGATGCGGTAAGACACATACTCTCATTGAGATCGTCAGAGAGGCTCTCTCACGGGGCGTGGCTCTTGATAGGATAGGTTATGTATCTTTTACTAAGAAGGCTGTTAATGAGGCCGTAGAGAGGGCAGGATCAGCATTTAATCTTACACCCGACGACTTACCTTACTTTCGTACCCTTCACTCGCTTGGGTATCACGGTCTTGGCATGTCTCAATCCGACATGATGTCCCGTGAAGATTGGAAGGAGTTCTCTCGAATGATGGGCATGAACTTCGATGGAATCATATCGTCTGATGCTGATGATGGATTGATATTACCTCAAGGCAGAGATAACGATAGATACCTACGCATGATTGATCGTGCTGCTCTTCGCTGTGTGTCCTTGAAGAAAGAATTTAATGATCAAAGAAGTTATGATCTTCACTACTTTATGCTTGAGAAAATTGACAAAGCGTTGAAGGAATATAAGTCGGACACGGGCAAGCTATCGTTTACGGACATGATTTCTAACTTCGTTGAGCAATGTTCGGCTCCCAAGCTAGAGATACTTATAGTGGATGAAGCACAAGACCTCGTGCCCTTACAATGGAAGATGGTGGACAAGCTCACAAGAAACTCAGAAAAAACATACTTTGCCGGAGATGATGATCAAGCGATTCATAGATGGGCCGGTGTGGACGTAGATTTATTTATGAGATGCTCAGATAATGTTCGCGTTCTTGACCAAAGTTATCGATTGCCTAAGTCAGCCTATAACATGGCGATGCAAATCGTGCGTCGTATACGGCACAGAAAGCAAAAAGAGTTTAAGTGTATGGACAGAACCGGCACGATAGCACATCATCTTGATACCTTTGACATAGACATGAGCCAAGGTTCGTGGACATTGATGTCTCGAACCAACTCGTTTGCTCGTGATGTTGCAGCAGACTTACGGGATCAAGGGTTGTTCTACGAAATCAAAGGCTATCCAAGCGTAAAGCTAGAGATAGCAGAGGCCATAAAGATATGGGAGGGACTACAGAAGGGGCGTGAGATAGGACTTCATGAGGTCAAAAGATTATATGGACTTGCACCGAAGACGGGGGATGGAGCTGTGGTCAAGCGAGGAATCATGCCCTTATTGGATGCAGAGCCTCTTGATGGAACCTATACTTATGAGTCTTTGGTTCAGAACCTAGGTTTATTGGCACAAAAAGAAACAGATGCGTTAGATATGCTCCGGTTGGGTAAGGACGAGCGGTATTATATCCGTGCGTTACTACGACGGAATGAAGTTCTTACCGAAAGACCAAGGTTGAAGGTTTCCACGTTTCATGCAATGAAAGGTGGCGAGGACGACAATGTGGTGGTTCATTTGGACTCGACAAAGTCGTGCGTAACAAATCCCGATCAAGACGACGAGCATCGTGTGTTCTATGTCGGGTTAACAAGAGTGAAGAATAATCTTCATATAATAGAGTCGCAGAAAAAATATAGGTATGATATATAATGGTAAAAAGAAAAGAAGTATTAGAGCAGGCAGGCAACTTAATATCTAGCAAAAGAGCCAAGATATATGGGGATGCCAAATTAAATCACGAGCGGATCGCACAGTTCTGGTCAGTCATATTGGAGCAGAAGATTACTGTTGAGCAAGTGTATCAGTGTATGATCGCTGTAAAGATGTCGAGGTTGATCAACTCACCTAAACATTTAGATTCGTGGGTCGATATCGTTGGTTACGCAGCTCTTGCAGGAGAAGATGACGAGTGGAACGAAGACGATGGCGAAAGATAGAAAAGATAATAGCACTATAAGTTTTGAGGAACGAATGATGATGGATGTTCTTGACGTTGACTGGAACATACCTCCAGAGTTTCCGGATCTCAGACATTGTAGTCAGATAGCCGTGGACTTAGAAACGAGAGATCCAAGTATACGGGACTTAGGACCTGGTTGGGCAAGAAAAGAGGGTGAGATCATAGGTATCGCTGTTGCTACAGGCGATTATAAGGGTTATTTCCCTATACGACATGCCAATGGTCATAACTTAGACGCTGATATGACGTTAAATTGGCTCAAAGAACAGATGAATACTCCACATATCGACAAGATTATGCATAACGCAACATATGATGCCGGATGGTTGCGAACTGAGGGCATAGAGGTAAAGGGCAGAATTATTGATACAATGGTCGCTGCTCCGTTGATTGATGAGAATAGATTTAGTTACAGCCTAAACAATCTTGGTCGAGACTATATCGATATGCGTAAAGACGAGAAGATGTTGAGAGCTGCAGCAAAAGATTTTGGAATAGATCCCAAGAGCGAGATGTGGCGATTACCTCCGAAGTTTGTAGGACCTTATGCTGAACAAGATGCTCTTATGACCCTCAAGCTATGGGAAAGACTATCGATAGAGATTAGTCGAGAAGAACTAAACGAGGTGTTTAATTTAGAATCTAAACTTATACCGATTATGCTCGATATGCGAGAGCGTGGAGTGCGGGTAGACTTAGACAAGGCAGAACAAGCCAAGAAAACCCTCAAAGCTCGTGTTTCTGAGCTAAAGAAGTTCATCAAACAGAAAACATCAGTAAACATAGAGCCGTGGGCAAACGCCTCTGTAGAGAGCGTTTTTAAGGCACTGAACCTAACATATCCAACCACAGAATTAGGGGCACCTTCGTTTACGAAACAATTTTTGCAAGCACACCCTCATGAGGTTGCCCAGGCTATCGTAAAATTACGCGAGGCTGACAAAGCCGACAGCACATTTATTGATAGTATTCTTAGACATGAACATAAAGGTCGTATACATTGTGAGTTTCACCAGTTGAGATCCGATGATGGGGGGACTGTCACGGGTAGGTTCTCGTCGTCGAATCCAAATCTACAACAGATACCTGCCCGTGATCCCGAAATCAAAAAGCTAATCCGTGGCTTGTTTATACCCGAAGAAGGGCAGAAGTGGGGTAGCTTTGACTATTCTTCACAAGAGCCAAGGTTACTGGTGCATTATTGTTCGGTGCTACGTCGAGGAGATAGGCATCCTATGATTGATGAAGTGATTGACGAGTACCACAAAGGGGACGCTGACTTTCATCAAATGGTGGCAGATATGGCAGGCATCTCACGAAAAGAAGCAAAGACCGTCAACTTAGGCATTATGTATGGTATGGGCGTAGGTAAGTTGGCTACACAGCTTGTGCTATCCACAGAAGAGGCAAAAGCATTGATGGCGAAATATCATCAGCGTGTGCCGTTTGTGAAGACACTAGCCGAGCGTGTGACGCAAAGAGCATCAAAGAACGGAAAGATTCGAACTATATTAGGACGTTTGTGCCGATTTGACCTATGGGAACCTAAGACTTTTGGATATAGCAAGCCTATGAAACACGAAGATGCGGAACGAGAGTACGGGCCTATGATCCGTCGAGCGTTTACCTACAAGGCATTGAACCGATTGATCCAAGGTTCGGCAGCCGATCAAACAAAGAAAGCGATGGTAGATTGCTATGAAGAGGGTCTTGTGCCGTTGATTACAGTACATGACGAACTTTGCTTCTCTGTCGAGAGCGACGTGCAAGCACAGAAGATCAAGAATATTATGGAGACGGGATTGGAGTTAGCCGTGCCGAGTAAGGTTGACCAGGATATTCAAGCTAACTGGGGGGACGTGGACTAATAGCTGTTAGTCCCGCCAGTCTTTGAGCCAAGGCTTGATCCACGGGATCTGGATTAATTATAGGATTTGTTGGATCAATATTAGATGCGGGAGTACCAGTAAAAGCGGGAGATACGTTAGGCACCGCAGCTCTTATAGGAGCCGTTACTTGTTGCACAGATCTTTGAACCTCTGGAGACATCTTTAAAGGACCCTCGTCTGAGGTTAAAGCTTGTGTTTGGACTTGAGCATTTACAGTTTGCATTGTTTGTAAAGCTTGACCTAATTTATCTGCCCCAGGTTTCCTACTTGCTAACATAATATCTAGCATAGGCCCACTTCTTAAAACCTTTGACATACCAGAATAAAAAGCTATTGCTCCTATCGTCTGGAGAGGGGCAGTTAATAAACCAAATATAGAAAGACCAAGAGCGATAGACGGAGCGGCAAGTCCACCTTTTCCCGCTAAAGGTTTGTCTGAGGATCGAATCATGATTTCAGATAATTTAAATAACTTGTCTGCTTCATCAACTCCGAACATCGCATTTAAAGAATCTCTTCCGTATCCCTCCAATGTGCTCTTCATCTTTGAACCCAATCGACCAGACAGAAAATCTTCTGCAAACATCGGGGATCGTATGTCTCCCATAGATTGCAATATTCTAGCCATTGCAGCATCTCGTACACTTTCTACAAGATTAGCATGTTCACTAGCCTCAAAAGGAGGTATTCTAATTCTATCTGTCTGATTAGGAACTCTAGCTTCAATAACATTATTCATAAAAGCTTTAATCATTTGAGGATTGTTCTTAGTAAAAATAGTGTCCACTATTTTTGAAGCATCTTTATCTCGTAAACTTTTTAAATAAGTTTGTTTATTTATAGCATCCACTCGTAGACTAGCGTCCTTTGCTGCTTTTAAGGCTTCTGCTAAAGGTCTAGTAGACAACTGCTCAATAACACTATTATCTAATTTTGTAGCATTGGCACGAAGGACAGAAGTGAGTTCGTTAACATCATCTAACTCTCCTTGAACTCGTGGTAACCTTGATTTAAATAAAACATCCTTGGTTGTCCCTAAGTCATCAATAAAGCCTGCTAACTTTTTTCCGTCTAGCACATCTCCAACAGAAGATTTTTCAATGGCATCTCGTAAAAAAGCACCCGCAAGAGCTTGTCTCAAGTTCTCTCCTTGAACACCCCCTCCTGTTACCTCATCTTCAATTTTACCTCTTGCTGCCTTCGCTTCATTTACTCTTCGTTGTAAACTTCTTGGGTCACTTAAATCACCTTTTCGTAAAATTTCTTCTGCCTCTCGAATGGTAATATCCTTCTCTCCAAATCGAACAGGTTTTTCTTCTATGTTTCTAAAGCCTAAAGCCACTCCTCTTCTACTTCGTAAAATACGTTCTAAAAGTTTTGGCTGATTATTCTTTACGACTCTGTTAAGAATTGCAACAGGATCAAGCTGTATACGACCTTGACTTGTAGCTTTTATAAGAGATTGATAAACGGGGTCGTTTAGTCTTTTGTACCCCTTTGCATAATATTGTTTTGTTCTTCGTAATAACGTAAGTCCTTCTTTCAACCTTTTTATACTCGCAGATCCTCCTCCAAAATCTCCTTGGAACAGATTAGTCATTTGACCTGGTAATCCATCTATATCGTCAAGAGCTTTTTCTGCAACAGAAACTCTAATATTTAACAAATCTTCTGCGTCCATAAAAGATTCATCTAGTGAGTTTTTTATAACTCCAAAAGTTTTATTGCCAGTATACTCCAGTTCAGACATTATATTTCGCAATATTGTTGCTTCTTCGGGAGTCGCCCGCATTGCTCTCCTTATATTATCTTCTTTGAGACTTAAACCGTTTGCTTGAAGTCTTGTTCTTGCTCTAGCTCTAACTTTTTGAAGAATCCTACCAACGGCAGAACCTTGACCAAGCTCAGATCTTACCCCTCTTACTGATCTGTCTATGCCTTTTGTTATTTCTTCTTGAAACTTACCTAAAGGAATGATTTGATTGTCTTTTCCTAAAGCTTGATCTACTTTTTTGTATAAAAAATCTACGTTTTCATTAAAAATATTTTTCGCTTGTGTTATGCCTTCAACAGCATCTTTTCCTACTTCATCCCCTCTTTTTAAAGGTTCCATGATTTGTGCGATTTTTCTTTCTATTTCTGTGTCTAATGCCTTATTTGCTTCAGCAAGAGCGTCATCATAACTAGAATAGAGCTTTGTAATGTCATCTTGAATGGTTTTGCCTAGTTCTTCTATGGCATCGTCCCCAACATTGAAACCTCTTAATCCTTTAAGTTGTTCCAGAATGACCTTTACATTTTGCTCTGCAGCCTTTTTGTTTGGAGATATTCCCTCGTACACAGCTTGAAGTCTTGTCAAAATACCAAAAGCTCCTGGTGCTCCTCCCTCCACAGTGGGTTGAAGGCTTAACCGTCTCATCTCTCTACCAATTTCTTTGGCATCCTCGGCTGTTTTGGAACCACTACCTTTAAAAATTCTACCAAAAAGACGTGAGAGTCCTCGACCCACGCCCTCACCAGTGGCACCAAAAACGCCCTCCCATGCAGCATCTTTAGCTATCTCTCCTGCCGTTTGTCTTTGATACCCTTGAGCAGCTTCAAAAGCTTCGTCTAAAAGTTTACCAACGGCTGTTGCTCCACCAACAATCGCAACACCAGGTAAAAAACCAACACCACTAGCTGCTATACTTGCACCAATTCCCACTGTTAGGGGGACACCTGTTTCTCCTAAGAAATCTGCGGTGTCATATTTAAGACTAAAACCCTCTTCATCCACAGCGAACTCTGGGCCATCGGGCATACCAAGCTTTTCTCGACCCGCTTTTGTAATAATAAAACGTCCACCTTTATCTTGACGAAAACCATCTTGTCCTACTTGATCTGCTAAATAAGCTGCTTTTTCGCTATCTTTTTCTTTATTTGCAAAACCCGCTCGTATACGAAAATCTTTTAACCCAGAAGTGTAATCTACATCTGGATCTTTTAGTTTATCTTCTACAGCTATGCTTTCTCCAGATATGGGGTCAACCCCTAATTCTTTTTTTTGTCTTACATATTCTTGTATTTCTTCTGAACTAGCTGTGGCAAGATCAATTTCCGTGCTACTTCCCTTTGCTTCTCTTTCAAACATTGCGTACAAAGAGTTTATTTCATCTTGAGTTGGATCATCTCCAGAAAAATTAACTTGCTCTATTTTATTAGTGAAAGGATTATTTACTTTGGAAATTGGCATAACGCTTTTTCCTTATGAAGAATATGATGGATTTTTAAGTTGAATAACACCTTGATCATCTCTAAAAGCACCAATATTTGAACCAACAGCTATATTTTCTCCACCCTCTGTCAATGATATTCCTTGATTTTCTAATCTTTTCCTTTGCTCTCCTAAAAGGTTTAGGGCAGATATTCCTGTAACTTCACCACTAGGAGAAACACTAACAGAGCCTCTTTGAAATTGAGTTGACAATCTTTCTTCCATTGATCTCATTTGAGAAAAGGCTTGAGTTTGTGACTGAGCCATTCTAGCTGCAGCTCCCTGTAATCTTCTAGTTATTGACTCCGTGGACTGAGTAACAAACTGAAAAGAACCTGGTTCTAAAGCACCATCTCCAAAAAACGCAGTAATTAAAAGATCAATATCTCTATTAGAGATAGAGTTAGCAGATTGAACATCAGCCAAACTTACGGGAACAATATCCTGTAGTAACTGTCTCATGTATGTTCTAGCCTCATCAATCTTTGATATATTTTTACCGACTCCCTTTATACCAAATGTGTTCTTAAACTTTGTATACACATCTTCCACAGCAGCACCAACACCCGTGATGCCTCCATCCTCATTAACTTTTAGGAGAACTTTATTAATCACCGCTTGTCCTCGTTCTGCTGTTATAGCCTTAGTTACATATCCGGCATACTCTCCTTGATCTTTTCTTGCTCCGTCCTCTGACAGAACTTTTTGTTTTACTAATTCTTTTGTTAAAGCGTCAAATCCCTTTCCTTTAGTTCCTAGAGCTTTGACCATTGAAGTGCTAACTAAACCCGTGGGCATGTTATTATCTTGAATATCTCCGACCATTACAGGGACATCCTCATACGCTCCATATTTTCTACCTCGATATGTTCCACCATTAGGTCCAAAAGTCATCATTTCATACTTTCTTCTTTCTCTTGCAATGGCTCGACCTTCTGCTCTTTGTTTACTTATTTCTCCTAGTCCATACTGAACCGCAGCAAGATTGACTTGTCTATTAAAAGCATCCCTTTCCGCTTTGTCCTTTATGAACATATCTGCTCCTTGTTCTAAAGCCTTCGCGATGTTTGTTATGGCATTAGGACTTTCTCCCGCAGCCATTGCGAAACCTATTTTTGCTATTGCTAATCCTCTATCTAATCCCTCATACTCCTTAATGTTACTTGTAAACTCATTCATCAACTGCTCCATAGAGCCATTGACCCCGACACCAGTGTTTACTGTGTTTTTAACTTGATTGTTAATGTCAGATAAATTTGCTTCACCGTTTTTAAATTTTTTGTTTAAATCTTCTGCTTTAGCTTTTTCACCTTGATCCGCAGTAACACCAAGAGTTTGAGGAGTCTCAGAACTTATTCTGCCCCCACTTAATTGATCTTGAAGAGCCTTTTCATCTGTTGTTCCCACTTGACCAGGCATAGGCATACCGCCCTCGACAGCCGTTTGTTTTTCTTTCTCTCTCATAGCTATTTGCTCAGCTTCTAATAACTTTTGTGCTTCTGCATCTTTTTGTGCTTGTAAAGCTTGATTCTTAAAGACATCTTCCATACCCTCAAGACCTTGCCCCGTTACAATACTAGGAGCACCACCCATTTTTCTTTCTCCTAAAGCACCACTTGTTAATTGACCACTTGAACTTAGACCAGGTGTGTTGGTAACAAGACTTCCAAAACCACCAGTTTCTTGAATTTGTTTTCCCATTCTTGTAACATCTGAATTAATAAAGTCATCAACGTATCTAGAATCTATACTTTGAGTAGTTCCTTGATTGTTTGAACTAGCCACATTCGCTGTATTATCTGTCTTCAACATTCCAGGAACACCTTTAGGTCTTACCTTTTCGGCAAAAAACCTCAGAAGAGCATCTTTATAGTTACCCACTTGTGGATTATTAGCGAGAGGTTCTTTTCCTGTTTGGACAGTAAGAGGTAAAAGATTAATATTACCGCCAAACTGAAACCTCGCTACTTCTTGTATTAACGGCTCGGATGATGCCATGATACCGCCCATACTACGGAGCTTGTTCCGTGCTTCACGTCTAAACATTTTTCTGTTTGTTACGCTCATATTCTTCTTCTAAAAAAATCACCGTCACCGGCTTGACTCAATCCATATATACCCGTAGCAAGTCCACCAATCTGAGATATGAGACTTGGATCGGGGGTCGTGGTCTGAGTAATCGTTGTACCAGAAGACGGCACCCCTCTAAATATATCGGATAGGAACCCTACTTCTTTGAACGGTTGACTTTGCCCCGCTAAGAAAGACTGTAGTCCACCCGATAAAATGGCTTGATCTTGTTGTTGCTGTAGTCCACCTAGACCTAATAGCATATTTATATCCTTACCCATCAAGCCTTGTGCAGCTTCACCAAGAGACGCTTGCTGTATTCCTAATCCACCGATACCCGCACCAAGCTTACCCATGCCTTGACCTAACTGTCCAAATAGCTGTCCCGCACCGAGTTTTCTCTTTTGTTGATCTTCAAATGCTTTTTGTGCTTGTGCTTGTGCTTGCCTAAATCCCGCACTTCTAAGTTGTGCTCCTAGTCGAGCAGCTTGCTCTCCTGCTGTTCTACCTAATTCTGTTTGAGCAATCATTTCTCTTGAACCACCAAAGGCTCCTCGTCCCGCAGCTCGTCCCGCTAATTGATTAGCTTGTATCTGGCGTTGCCGTTCAATATCATCTTGTAATCTAGCCACAACCTCTTCTTGGTACGGATCCATGAACGCCTTGTAAGATTGTGGATCATACGCACCCGTAGCACCCGTAAGCTGTCCCGCACCCATTCGTGTGAGATCGGCTCCCTCTCCTAGTGTGGTTACACCACTAGCAAGGGTCTTGGCTCCTTCCTCAAGCATAGGTTGATAGGCACCTATGCCTTGTGTACCTATTTCAATGGCTTTTAGCTGTGCAGGTGTTAAGGCAGCAACAAAATCTTCATACTTTGGTATTTCTTGACCCGCCCCCGCCACGGATTGTGCCGTAGCAAGTAAGTCTTTTAAATATTTTTCTTGATATTCAGGTAAGACTACATCTTGTTGTTGAGTCTTTTCTGACATTAAGCGACTCCTCTTTCAAGATTATTCATCAACGAATACATCCTTGCAGCACCTTTTTCTCTGTCACCACCACCCGCGTTTCGTACCGCTTTTTCGGTCATAACGAATTCACCGTCCGAGAGCCGTGCTTCTTGTACCTTCTGTCCGTTCTGAAAGATACCTGCTTTTACGTCGTCACTACGACCAGTGCCAGGACCTTCTATATATCCACCCGCAGCAGCAGACATAATCCCTACGCCTTGTTCATCTGCTTCTTTCTCTTCAAGAGTCATGTAGCGTTTATTCGTGATCGGACTGTAGTAAGGCATAACGACCACTCCACCCTCATAATCGGGTAATCGCTCTCCTTTTTCAAACATTGGTCGAGGTGGTTCTTTCTTTTCTGCCATACCCGCAAGCGACGCTGCTGTAAGGATACCACCAGGACTCATTAAACTAAAAGATCCCTTAGATGCACCCGTTGCTGCTGCGTCTGCCATCTTTTTCGCTGTAGTTGCTTTTGCTGTAGCTCCACCCAAGCCTAGCTGACCCGCAGCACTCTTAGCGAAGTTACCGACACCTGGTATTGAGCCTATACCAAAAGCAAGAGCACCATCTTTTAGTGCGTCTTCAAGATCTCCACCACTCGCTAATCGTCCTAGTCCTGCACCAACAGCAGCTGCCATAGCGGTGCCTCCAGTTAAAAGTCCTGCTATTCCTCCTAAAACTGATCCTAACATAATCTGCCCTAACTTATGCTTACTGTTACCGATCCTAACCCACTTGTAACAGAATTACCAGTACAATGTGGAATGTTCACTTTGCTAATTTTTAATACTCCGTCCACCTCAAACAAGGCTCCTACCTCTAATGTGGTATCGTCACCAGACGGAAGGTTTGTAAATGTCATCTTTGTTGCCCGTGACTCACCAGGGTTTCTTTGCTGATCAACGAATATAGAGAAAGACCGCACCACGTCAGAAAAGTAATTTTGGTCATAATTCTCTGGTGGATATGGAAATAACGGTGCAGGTACATTTCTAGTGGACATCAGCGTCTCCCATCTTGTCGAACATCAAGGCGTGGTGTGCCTAACCTCCACATAACGCCCGTTACGTCACTTTCAATACGAAAAGCAAAAGATCGCCCTCTCGCTCGTATATGTAGTTGCTCAGTAAACTGCTCTACGGGTGTAGATACAGACTGTGTTACCGTGCTACTGTTTGTCTCGTTGAAGGTTACACCAGGGAAGTTTCTGGTTTTTACTACCATATTCACCCGTGGTGTCTCATTTGTGCTGTCTCTGAAGGTTACATCGGGTATGACTCGTCGTATGAAGGAGAACTTTTCTCCATCCCCTATATCTATCTGACTTGATTCAATGTTCGCGGATATAGCAGAAGGAGGGTTAGTGCTACCGTCATCTTGCCCAAACTCATGGTAATACAGCTTATTATCGGTGTGTGCAGCGATTGGATACTGATTGATACCACGATCTACCCACGCTGTTCGTGCAAGGTTGCCAAAATACCACACTTTTTCTTGATAGTTGTAGATTACATAGCGGTCATTTGTAGAACTATTTTTGGACGGATAGAACCACCATACTTCACCATACGAGGAGTTGTGTCCTGCTGTTACCTTCCCAATCTGATCTCTGTTAAAATCACCAAACACATAGTCTAATACAGTGCATGGCAACCGTGATACTGTACCACCGTATACATAGAACTCTTTTGACCCCATCCAGAACACAAAGTCATTGACTGCGACAGCAGCATTTGGACTAGCAATCGTGATATTTCGTGATATTTCGTTCAAACCAAAAGTAAACGGTGGGCCTAGAAACTGCATCCCGTGGAGCGATACGTCTGTATACACTAATATCTGTTGTTTTGTCTGTATAGCCACAACTATCTCAGAACCCGTAGATATACGCAGTTCGCCTGCCGTATTTGTTGCTAGGCTCTGCCATGCTGTAAGGCTTTCTTGTGACCCAAAGCGTATAAGTAGTGGATCTTGTGTACCAATAGAGGCTTCGCCATCACACCCAAAAGCAATGACATGCCTATCCTGGTCGGACACCATAATTTGTTTAGCTATCGTAGGAGCGAGCGTAGATCCAGACAAAGTGTTTAGTTCCACGGCTCGTGTTGAGGTGCCCGACGTTCTATCCCAATAGTAAATACCACCATTTTTTACGTTCATAAGAAGATCTTCACCAAAGTTATCGTGTGTCCAGTTTGTAAGATTGGCACCCGATACAGTGGATTCCGCAGGCATACCCCATCCAAAGCTTGCCTCGATCACCGCTTCGTTATCGGCATGGGTGGCTGCAGTGGTACTAAGAGATCCTCTTATTAATCCAGTAAATGTTGTAGACGTTGTGCCCGTATATTCTATTATTTCGTCTTCTATTTTTATATAGCCAGAACTAGGAAACGCTGCAGCAGAATCAACTGTTGCCGTGGTCACCGTAGCGTCAGACGCTAATCCACTGCCATTCATTAAGGTTACGGTGTCGTCTGTTGCGGTGGCATTGCCTTTTACCAATCGAACTAACTCTCCGCTTG